TTCACCCTCAACCACACCCTCATCCGGCGAGTCGATCGAGTACGTCACCCAACACTGGCAGTTGATCGACTCCTCCGGGGGCAACTCCGGGTCCCCCGGGTACATCCCCTCGCCACCAGCGAGAACGAACAGTTCGTCGACCGCGACGGTTTGACCGTCAGCGTCCATGTGTGAATCCCGCGAGTTGCGGAACATGCAGTTCCACGTTTTCGTGCCGACCATCTGGCCCAGCTCAATCATCCCGTGAGCTGCGCCCTCGGAGATCGACGTCGCCGACGACTCACCCATCGCCTCAGCCAACGCGTCGGACAACGGCCCCGACGTGTCCTCACCCAACCCCAGTTCGTCACCCAAACGGGTCGAATCCCACCCGTCCTCGGACCCCCGGCCCATCAACGTCTCGACACGGTCCGCCACGATTTCACCACGGTTCGAGAGCATCTGAGCGATCTCGTACCCGATCAACCCGGTCATGGCGAGGATCGCCGCCGACGTGAAGAACCCCGGGCCGCCGTCCTCCCCGTCGGTAGGGTCGATCTCAGCGCCATCGGCGAAGGCGTACGCGGCTTCGGCGGCGATCTCGTCGAAGTAGTCGGCGATCTCACCGTTCATCTCGTCGAGCCATTCCTGCTGGTCGAACACTTCGCCCGGGACGTCGGGGAAGCTGTCCTCACCGAACGCTTCGAGGTTGTCCGCCATCGAGGCGCGCGTGCGTTCCGCCGCTGTTTGCACCGCTAGCGCGCCCTGCGCCGCCCAACGCTTCCGGTCCGCCTCGCTGAACGAGAAGATGGGCATGGTCTCAGCTCCGAATCAGGTCGCCAGCCACCAACGCGGACACGACCAACTCGGTTGGGATCTTGAACCCGTTAGCGCCAACCGAAAGGCGGCGGTCCAACGCTGTCACCGCGTACATCGACAGTTGCTCCGCCAGCTCTGCGGCGGCGACCTCCGCGCTTTGCTGCGCCAGATATGGGTCAGCGCCCTGATCGACCAAAGCGACGCGCAACCAATCCGCCACCCGGATTTGGAGATCGTTCCAACATCCCGAGAACAGCTCCTCACGACCCAAACCGGCGCGTGTCGCCAGCTCCGAACCGGCGACGGTCAACACCTCAGACCGTTTCGACCCTCGCAACCGGTCCGCTTCCTCCCGGTCGATACCGTTGAACCGCGAGATCAACCGGTTAGCGGCGCGTTCCAGACCCCGGTCGAGTTCGCGGTCGGCCGCGGCGAGCAACACACCGAGCACGGTCGGCGACACGTTCGCCAACCTTGGGACGTTCGGCGGTTCGGCACCGCCGGACTGCGGTGGCCCAATCGCTCCCGGCGGGTCCTGCGCCCCACCCGGCGCGGACTGGCCGGTCTGCCACTTTTCCAATGCGGCGGGCAGATCCTTGTCGTCGGGGTACAGCAACGGCAGGATCGCCGGTCCCAACGTCGGCTGAGCGTACAGAAGTCGCTCCAAGGTCCGGCGCTCACGTTCCTCTGTCGACGGCATGTCCGCCTCGTCCAGACCGTTCAGGCGAACCCACGCGTCCTCCGACACGATTTCAAGTCCGAACCCGGTCGTGGCGTTGTCCGACAGGTCCGTCTCGGCGGTGATCGGCGTCACATCGAGCGCCAACCGGAACCACTCAGTTTCTTCCGGTTCCAACGCCTCGAAGATCGTCAACATCGGCCGCAGGTATGCAGACGAGATGAACCCCACGATGACATCGCCCAATGGGATCACATGTTTCGCGATGAAGTCTGCGTCGACGTTGTACCCCGTCCAGTGGTTCAGGTTCGCTTTCCCGGTCATCACCTCGGGGTTGATGTCCAAGCCCGCCGCCAGCCGTTCGAGCGCCTCTTGACGGAGGTCCTTGTAGAGACCATCGAGGTCGCGTGTCAGGTCGATTCGCCCCATCAGGTCTTTCGCCGGGTGCTCCTTGATGAACGCCGGGCCGCGCATCAGCAGCGGGACGAGCGATGACGCCGACGTGCGATCCTCGATCGGCGAGTTGATATGTCGGGCCAGTTCCTCCTCGAACTCGTCACCACCAGTAGCGGGATCTCCGGGGTTCTCAAACTCGTCCGACGGTCCGAACGAAACCTCCCACGGGACGTAGAACAGCCCGGCAGCGAGACGGGATTTGGCGATCGCGTCGATCACCTGCGTCAACAGCACCAGTTCCCGGCAGATCGGAAGGACGCGCCGCATCGGACAATCAGCGCGAGCTGAGTAACGCGGGTCACGATGGTGGAGGCGAGCGACGTACGCGTCGACGTCGACGTCCTGTTTGCCCTGCGATCCACCCCACGCGTTGCGTGTGACCTTGCCGCCCTTCTCGACTTTCAGCTCCAACGTCGACAGGAACTCCCACAACAGGCCCGCCGGGCGTTTGCGTTCGTCGACGATCGGCTGACCGAACAGGTAGCACTCCCCAGCGATTTCATAGTTCAACGCCGCCTGACGGAGCAGCTCACCTTGGCCGCCTTCGGGTGGCTTGAACGCTGCGAGCACCCGGAGCACGCGGGGATCGTCGGTCTCGACCCATTCGTCGGTGTTCGGGACGCGAACCTCGGGGCGAATGACGCACCGGCCGATCATGTTCGCTTTCAAGTTCAGCGCATAGCCGACCTCGCCGATGGCTTCGACGAATGAGTAGGCGTCTTGCTGCCAGTTCTCTTTCGTGATCGGCGCTTCGATCTCGTCGACCGTTTTCAGCGGGGACTCGTGGCTCGATGGGGAGCGCATCACGAAACTGCCCCGCCGGTCAGGTGCTACGACAGTCCGTATCGGTGGGCGCATCCACTCACACTAGCGAGCACACCCCATCGGACCGGGGAGCCAAGCGAGGTCAGAACTCCGAGAGCGTCTCCGCCGGGTCCGTCGGGCATGAACAGGTAGACCATTCGCCGGAAGGGAACCCTTCCACACGGTCGCCACAGTCAGCGCACGTCGCTATGACCGTGAGGCCCGGGGCGGGGATTTCACCACGCTCGAACAGGTCAGCGATTTCAGGTGCTTCGTCTTGGAGGTACGGGTAGCTCATGCTTTTTCCCATCCGTATTCGGCGGCGTACATCGGGAGGACGTCGACCAGTTCAGTGAGCCGGTTGACCTGCCCGACACGTTTCTCACCGGCGAAGATCAGCCAGTGGTAGCGGGGGGTCGGGTTCGACAAGTTCCCGTTGCGCGGATACGCGTAGCCGACGACACGTTTGCGGATGGTGACCCCGGCGTAATCGGTGGGTCGGGCTGCCCCGTCGTAGAAGGGGGTGGGTTGGGTGCTCATGCTACGACCAGCTTCGCTCCGGCATGGAGGATGGGGGCGAGGCTGTATGCGCCGTAGGGGAGGACGTACTCGTACCCGTCGTGGATCTTGATGCCGACGCGGAAGGTCTTGCCGTACTGGGCGAACGTGACGAACTTCGCGGTCCGGGCGACGACCTCGAAACGGAAGATGCAGTCGTAGTCACCGTGTGAGCGGGTCTCGTACTTCTCTCCAACCTTGAAGGTTGCGATGGCTGCTTCGTTCATGGTGGTGCTCCTCGTGGTCGGTCAGTAGTCGAAGTCGGGGTTCTCGGTCAGGACGGTGAACCCGGCGGCGGTGGCTGCCTTGGCGCACTCTGACCCGAGAAGGGCGGCGGGATCATCGGCTTCGGCATGGGGGGCGACGGCGTAGCGGGTGTTGGCCCCGGTGAGCTTGCGCCCGCAGTGGGTACACTCGAAGCCGGTCGGGCCGTAGTGCAGCTTGGCGATGCGAGCTTGGTACTTCGGTCCGTAGAAGAACTCGGTGGTCTCTGCGGTGGTGCTCATGGTGGTGGTCCTTTTGGTGGCTTCTCTCACAACTTCACTGTAGCGGTTCACGCTACGTTATGCAACCCGGGGAGGCAGTCCCATTTGGTTTCGTAAGACATCCCCCACCCACCGGAGGCTCTTTCACCGCGTGAGAGGGAATGTCTTACGAAGCCGGATGGGGCTTGGCGGGAACCGGACTTTCGTAGGCTACGGAGCGAGTCGACTCACAGGGTCAGTCCTCGGTCTTTGGTTGTTCCTACGCTTTCCGACTCCCTCCGAGACTCACCCGGTCAGTTGGCCCGCTGAACCCGGAGGATGGCGGCGAACTGGGTGGCCGGTGGGCGAACCGGCGGGCGTGGCTTGAACACCCGGCGGGGCTGGCGGTGGAAGATCCTCACGACCCTCCTCCTTCCCGGGGGACCTTCCCCCTGCAACTCCAATATACCGTAGTTCCTCGCTATACACAACCTCTATGGGAGGATTTCACCGAAAACGCGAAGAAGCCGGACCCCTGTAGGAAGGGTCCGGCTCCTCCAACCGGAGAACACCAC